GCTTCCCCGACGGCTCGACGCATTGGGGCAAGTATTGGGGCCATAGCCGCGTGATTGTGGTGCTGAAGGCTCACGAACACAACGCCAAGCTCTGGGCGCATGAGTGTCGGCATGATGTGCTGGGGACGGAAGCGCACCCGTCCGAGTGGTTTCGTGGTTCCTCGTTAGATTTGCCGTAACCCTTTTACTGGAGATCGTATGAACCCCATCGAGTTCACGAAGGACGAAGCCCGTGTCTTGCTTGCTATGATTGATATCGCTGTTAAGACGGCAGGGTTGCAAGCCGCTGAATCGGCGGTGGTATTGTCAAAGAAAATCAACGCCGCTATGATTGAAGAAGCGGCCCCGCTTGCTATCGTGGAGTAATCGTATGACCGTGCGCCACACTCGCTATCACTTGACGGAAGCGGCCCCACAGATCAGGGCCGAGTCGGACCTGCCTCTCGGTATTGCAGGGCGGGTGTCGGGCGTGGCGCTGACGTATGAGGTGGTGGATAGCTACCAGACGATGTTTGCTCGCAAGAGCGCCAAGCGCACGATTGACAACAAGGTGGCCGCTCGCAAGGTGCCGCTCCTGATGGATCACGAACGCACCAGCAAGGCGCACGTGGGCGTGGTGACCGAGATGCAAGACGTTGGCGATGCGCTGGTGATGACTGCCGACATCTTTGACACGGCAGACGGTCGGGCCGCGCTGGAGTATGTCAAGGCGGTCTTGGCCTCGGGTGCCTCGACGGGGTTCAGCATCGGCTTTATCCCTCGGGCGTCCGAGATGGTGACGGTTGACGGGAAGCCTGTTGAGCGCTTTACAGAGATTGAGTTGCGGGAGGTGTCAATTACCCCGATGCCCGCTGTGCCGGGGGCGGAAGTCGCCTCGGCTCGTAATGACGATGTAATTACAGATGTGATGGAGGAGGAGTCGCCCGAGCGCACGGACGATGACCTTCTACTGATTGCCGCCCGGGTCGCGCTGGATGCGCTCCCAGCCGAGATGCGGACGGCATTGCTGGAGACGTACACGCCCACGCCCACGCCTACCGAGACGGCTTCGTCTGCGACTGCGATTGTCGCGGATACGCCCACCTCGACGGAGGGTACGCGCTACGTTGCGAAGGCTGTAACGATGGAGGATCGGGTCAAGGCGGCTCGATCAACGTTCGTCCTACCCAAGTGAGACTATCACAATGAAGACCCCCCTTGTTTCCAAGAACCGCGCCGCGAACGAGCTTCGCGAGCAGGCTCACAAGCTCCGTAGCGAGCTGATGGACCCCGCCGCCAGCTTTACCGCTGACGAGGTGGAGAAGCGCACCGCTGATATCCGTGCGCTTGAGATGCGGGCGCAGACCGCCGCCGAGTTCACCGCTGATGCCGAGGTCGCCCGTCAGGGTGGCGACGAGGGCTTGGTGCGCGTGGACGTTGACGGTGGCGAGCGGAAGGATTTCGGTGGCATGAAGGACGCCAACGAGCAAGTCCGTAGCGTTCTCGTCAAGGCGTTCCCGTCCGTGGGTGCCTACATCCGCGCCGCGACCCGTGGCCCGTCCAACGAGAAGGAAGCCGCCGCGCTTCGCTCGGTGGACCTCATGACCCGCACCATCACCGGCTCGACCAACGGCGGCGAGTACCTCCTCCCGCTCACGCAGGTTCCCGAGATCTTCTCGACCTCGAACGCCCAGCCGGGTCTGTTCCAGTACGCTCGCCGCTACAACGTGCCGGGCCGCTCGCTCCGCATCCCGTATCTCCTGCAGGACGAGGGGACCACGACCCTCAACCGTCCGATGGCGGGTAAAATCGCCAACGTGACCATCGTTGGTGAGGGTGCGACCAAGCCGAGCCGTGAGCCGTCGTTCGGTCAGCGGATTCTCACGATGTATAAGTACGCCGCGATCACGGAGTTCGGTGACGAACTGCTTGGCGATGACTTCACCGGCGAGCTTCCGGCGGAGGTCACGGCGGCGGTTGGTGGGCAGACCATCAACAAGATCAACGAGGACATCACCATCGACGGGACTGGCTCCAGCCAGCCGCTCGGCGCGTTCAACACGAACAACACCGCGCTCCTTAAGGTGGCCCGTAACACCGCCTCGCAGTTCAAGGCGGTCGATGCCTTCGCGATGTACGAGCGTCACACGCACGGCCCGAACTCGGTGTGGATGATTTCCCGCCGTGTGCTGGCCCAGTTGTTCGCCATGCAGACCACGAACAACACGATGGTCACGTGGATTCCGAACCTCCGCGACAAGCCGACGATGACCCTCCTCGGGCTTCCGGTCATTGTCACGGACCTCCTCCCGACGCTCGGGACCGAGGGCGATGTGGCGCTGGTCAACGGCGACTTCTACGCGATGGGTCTGCGTCAGGCGCTCACCGTGGAGTCCTCGATCCACTACAAGTTCGTGAACGACATCACCACGTATCGGTTCGTCGCTCGCGCCGGGGGCATCCCGCTCCCGACCTCGACCTATGCCTACGCCATTGACGGCTCGGGCAACAAGGTCGACGAGCATTCGCCGTTCGTCGTGCTGGATGACGCGACCTCGTAAGCGGAAGCTGAATGAGGCGACCGTTGCGGTTGGGGAGCAATCCCCAGCCGCTTCGGTGCTTCCGGCAGAGACACAGGTGCTGGTGCGGGCCAAGTCGATTCGGCTGAACCGGACACCGAAAGGACAATGGATTACGATTCCAACCGAACTGGTGGAACCGTACTTTGCGGAGGGGTTGGTGGCGTCACAGGCACAGATTGACCGAGTGTGGGCGAACGCGGCTCGCGTATTGTCCCCGACGGCAATCTCGTCCTCGTACCACGCGCCAGCCTACGACCCGTCCGCGCTCAAGGTCTTACAACTGACGGCCTACGACCCCGGCTCGTCAGTCTACCGCTACACCAACGCCGCGCTGATGGGTGGCCTGACCTCGGTGCTGGTGCGGCACGGACACACCAACCTGCATTGCGATCTCCGACACTATGACGCGGAAATCGACGCGCAGACCGTTCAGTTGCTGTGCGATACGGCGGATGTCGTGCATAGCCATATGGACTACTACGTCTTGCGGAACGTGTTGCGGCAAGGCACCCGCGACGGGCTGATGCAGGCGCTGACCTATCACGGCTCGGTGGACCCGCAGAACCCCGCAGGATCAATCCGCGTGAACGAGGGCGGCAACGATGACCGGATGGACGCGGTGGTCTTTGGCGCTCGACCCTACCACCACCGCTTCGGGGTCAAGCATTGGCTTCCCATCCCGATGCCCGTGGACGATTACCAAGTCCTCGCGAAAGAGGAAAAGCGGGAAGGCAAGACCTTTCGCGTGGCCCACAGTCCGACGATGCGACGCATCAAGGGGACGCAAGAGTTCCTTCGCGCCTGTGATTACCTCAAGATGCACGAAGGGATTGACATTGAGCCGGTGCTGATTGAGGGCATGGAGCATGGCGAAGCCTTGCGACTCAAGGCATCATGCGATGCGATGTTCGATAGCTTCTGGCTTGGAATGCAGGGGTCTGGACTTGAGGCGGCGGCGATGGGGCTTGCAGTCTTGGCGGGCGATCCCGAGGCGCAAAACGATTTGGTCAAGCTGGGGATTCCGGTGCCGTGGACGGTGGCGAACGACGAGTATCAACTACGGGACGGCTTGGCAAAACTGGCGCGGGACCGTACCTTTCGCCAAGCGGAAGCGGCACGGGTCCACGCCTACGTCCGCCAGTACCACGACTATCCGGTAGTGGGTCGGAAGTACGCAGACATCTTGACCGAGGCAAAGCGCAATGGCCCTCCCTACCGTAACTGACCTCAAGAGCTATCTGCGGATAGAGAGCAACGCCGAGAACACGTTGCTCCAAGCCCTGCTTGACAGGGCAAAGGCGCAGTTGGAAATCTGGATTGATGCCCCGATTACGGCGACCAGCGTGACAGCGGTGGATCGGGCCAACGTGATTCAGGGTCAGGTGGCGACCTCGCTCATCTTCCCCCAACGCCCCATCGCGTCAAGCATCACGGTCGTGGACTCGGAAGGCACCACGGTTGCCGCCGCTGAATACACGGTCAATACGGCCTCTGGCGTGATATACGCCAATGACGGCTATTCGTTCCCGTATGGCCCCTACACCATTACCGCCAGTACCGGACTGTCTCTACGGGGCGATTACGCCCGAATAGAGCCTATCCTGTCGCAATGCATCATCGACTTGGCGGCGGACCTGTACCAGAAGCGCACCCCGAATGCATCAAGCGAGTCGGCGGCTGGAACGTCAATTAGCTGGGATGTTTCGCGGGATACGGCGGCTCGGATACTCAAGGTCATCCGGTCGTTTAAGCTCGCGGTGGCGGGCTAATGTATATCGCGCCCGGCCTCCTTGATCGGCGCTTGACGTTCTACCGTCGCCAAGAGAACGGGGGGGACGGGTTCGCTCGGCCTATCTACGTCAAGACGGGGACGTTCTGGGGGCGGATTGACGCGACCAGCCAGCGGCAGAATGTGGCGCAATCGCCGCAGAGCCACGTGGATATCCGCTCGCAGTTGACTGCGACGGTGGCGGAATACGTCACGGTGGACCCCTACGGCTTGGTCAAAGAGGAAGGTCACGACACCCTGTTTTACATTCGGGGCGTCATTACGATGCGCCAGTTGCAGGGCCAGCGCATTGACTTGGAAGTGATTGACCCGACCTCCTACGATACGTTCACCACGTATGACGCCGCCGAGGTGCTGGATGGAGAGCATCTGGTGGTGGCGTCGAACGCCTTCTCCTCTGCCTTTGACGATGGGTTCGCATAATGGCTGAAACTCCGAAAACCCTTGCACAACTGCTGGCGCAACTGCCCGACAACACAACGGGCGACATCTCCGCCGAGGACATCCGCGATTCCGTGGTCAGCCTGTACCCGAGCCGAGGGCAGTTGCAGTTGGCCTCGGGCGGCTCGGTCGCCACGACCTTCGCCTCGTCTGGCACCTACACGATCCTCAAAGGCACGACCGAACTGGACACGGATGTTTGCTCGTCGTGCGTGTCGATGCCGAGTTCTGGGGTGCTGAAGCTCCTCAAGAACGTGGCGCAAGTTGCGCTGGTCAATGCCACGCTTGAAATCTTGCCAGCCAGCAACAACAAGAAGTTCACCTTCACATTCGCCAAGAATGGCACGGCGGTTGCTGGATTGTCCTATAGCCATTACTACGGCAACTTGGGCGGCAATCCGCAGGGCGTTTTTCTCTCGGGTCTGTTGCCGATGACGGGCAACGATGAGTTGTCTGTCGTGGTCAAGAACGATACCGACACCACCTCTATCACGGCGTCAGTCTTTACGATGTCGCTCGTCGGGTTCATCAAGTAATGGACGCTCGCCTCATCTGCGGTCAGGATGTTCGGCGGTCAGGACTCTGGCCTACGGACGAGTCGCGCATTGAGGCGTTCTTGGCGCGGTTTGGTGGGACGCTAGAGGCTGGTCCGGTGGGCGATGCGGCGGTCATGCTCCGTTGGACGAACGAAGATATAACGCGGTGCGTGACAGGTGTGACGGCGCGAGAGGCGTTGCGGAAGCTCCACGCGGAGGCGACACATGGACAGCTTTGATCGCATTCTGCTGGAGAGCGGCTTTGACATCTTGCTGGAGGACGGCGACTTCCTCCGTCTGGAGATTGCGCCCGACCTCATCACCTCGACCATTGCGGCAAGCGCCGAGGCGTATGGCGAGATGGCGGTGGCGCAGTTGATTGCTGGCACGATGACGGTCTCGGGTGAGGCCTATGGAAGTGGCTGGCAGATGAGCTATCAAGTGGTGTCGGTGCGGGGAATTGCGTATGATTATTCTGGCCCGTATGCGCTGATACGGGACGAGTCCGAGGGCTACCCATGAGCGTGACCAACACCACGACCGTCAGTAAGACGATTCACCCGAACAACGCCTATCTGGTGCGGAGCGTGGTGACGTTCTGGTCCTCGTCCACCAACACGTTTCAGGCGTGGTCTGGCTTGACCACGATGGCGGTCGGGTTCTATGCCGACGCGCTTGGCACCACAAGCATTGCCGGATTGACGGGGCTTGGGATGTCGGAGGTCAATACCTCGGGCGTGTATTACGTCATCGTCCCTGCCGCCAATACCGCCATCCTCGGCACCAACTATAACGGCTCGACCATCTACCAGATTGTGACGGGTGGACCGAGCAACGAGATCAAAGTCGTGACCCCGCTGGTCGTGACGCAACCGCGCTACGCGCAACCGGGAGCATAAGATGGCAAAGTCAACGGGCTGGACGAATGCGGTGCGGAACCTGATGGCGGACGCGATTGACGGGGAGTTCAACAACGGCTACCTCCGTATTTACACCGCCTCTCGTCCCGCGACCCCCGCAACGGCGGTGACCACGCAAACGCTTTTGGCAGAGCTTCGGTTTGCCAACCCTGCAGCCGCGAGCGTGACGAACGGCGTCATCACGTTTGACACCATCTCGCCTGACACGTCTGCGAACGCGACGGGAACGGCGGCGTGGGCGCGGTGCCTCAAGTCAGACGGCATCACCGCTATTTGCGATCTCAACGTCGGCACATCGGACGCCAACATCATCGTCAGCACCACGGCGATTTCGGCGGGTGTGCAAGTGTCGGTGACCAGCGCGACCGTGACGGTCGCCGCAACCTCGGCGCTCTGACCGATGATTGGGATTGCCGTGCAGATGCTCTACGACAGGAGCAAGGAAGCCGAAGCACGGTACAACCGAGCGGCAAAGGCGGGCGTTACGGCGTCAGCCCAGACGTTGCTCAATGCGCTCAAGCGGGCGTATAACAAGTATTACACCTCCGAGAACTTCCGCTCAACCTTGCAGATCCGTCAGTCCCTTCGGCGCTCGGATACCGAGAAAGGGCCGGAGGGATACTTCGCCATCGTTGGGGTGCCGACGGCTATGGTGACGCCGGGTAAGAAAAAGGGCGACCCAAAGAGTTTGTTTGATAAGCCCGTGGATCGCGGGAAGGTGGCGCTTTATTGGGAGCTTGGGCATTACAACGTATTCACGCGCAAGTTTGAGCGCGTCGAGATTGCCGTCCCTGCCGCGAACGAAGCCGCACAAGCGATGTCCGATGCGTGGGCGCGGACGGTCAAACGCTATATGGAGGCCCCGTGAGCAAGCCACGTTTCGCCACCGCTGGGGCCATCCAGACGCCCTCAACGGCCTCGACCGTCCAGATTTACAGCACCATTCGCAAGGCCTTGCTGGATTATGTCAGCACGGACAACCAGCGCCTCGCGCAGTTTGTCAATGACCGCATCTACGTCCGGTCCATGCCGACGCCGGTGCAGTTCCCGTATATCACGATGTTGCTGAACCGCACTAGCTTGACGGCGTACAACGGCTACCGCGAGACGGTCTTGCTCGAAGTGCAAGCGATTGGTAAGCCAGAGAGCCAGTTGCCGTTGATTGAATCGGCTATGGACATTGTGGATCAATGCTTGACGGCCTATACCGATGCGCGGTCGGGCATCATGGTGGGGCGGTCCCGCAACCGGCAGACCGTCCCGATGTTCAGCGATCCCGCCGATGCGTCCGTGGTGGGCATCATTGCCACCTATGAGTTCTACCTCTGGCCCCGTGTCTTGACGGCTCGGGCCAATTAGATTTCCCGCAACCCCTCTCACCGTAGGATAGACCTATGACCGCACCGCTGACTGGCTACACCGCTGACCTTCCCAATGACATTTTGCTTGACTCGGGTGTGTTGTATATCAACACGACCGTGTTTGGCGCGTTTCAGGGAGGTCTCAAGTTTGACCCAGGCGTGACGTACCGCAATGCCGACTTTGACGGCAAGCGGTCGCCTGTCAAGCTCTTGGACCGCGTGACGATGCGGATGCCGAAGATTTCTGGCACCGTGATTCAGCTTTCGACCACCAACGTGGCGCAGATTGAGCCAGCCGCCGCGACCGCGACGACGGGTGCGTGGACGGGTTCGACCTCCTACGCGCCTCGGGCCGCAGGATCGTTGCTCG